GAGCTGGTAAAACAAGAGCTTGACGACACAACGCCTTTCTTTGAAATACCAAAAGAAGTTTTGGATTTCTACAAAATGTTTCGTCCCGCCCCCCTTGTGAGGGCTTACTGCTTAGAAGAAAAACTGCAAACACCCGCAAAATCTATTACAAATTTGAAGGCAACAACACAAGCGGCAGCCACAAATTGAACTCCGCGGTTCCCCAAGCATATTATGCGAAAAAACAGGGGCTTAAAGGCGTGACAACGGAAACGGGCGCCGGTCAATGGGGAACAGCGTTGTCCATAGCTTGCGCATACTTTGAATTGGACTGCAAAGTTTATATGGTTAAAATATCATATGAGCAAAAACCCTTCCGCCGTGAAGTAATGAGGACATACGGCGCGTCGGTAACTCCCTCCCCGTCTATGGAAACCGCTGTGGGACGCAAGATTTTAGCCGAATATCCCGGTACTACAGGGAGCCTTGGCTGCGCTATTTCCGAAGCTGTTGAGGCAGCCGTCGGAACGGAAGGTTATCGCTATGTGCTTGGCAGCGTTTTGAGCCAGGTGGTTTTGCATCAGTCAATTATAGGACTTGAAACTAAAATCGCGCTTCTTCGGTCTGACTGCCTCCGACCTTTGACAGAACATCCTTGTCCACCCAAGTGTTGATGCCCGCTTCTTCGGAGCCGCCTGACTTTTTAACCTTTTTACCAAGCAGCACACAGGTCTTGCCGCCCTTAACGACCGGTTTACCTCCTGAGGTAATCTGCGTCACTTTATGATAGTAGTCCGAGATCACCCACGACGGTACTTTGGTGCTTCCCGGGTAGTAGTTCGCCGTGCCGCTCTTGAAGGCCACTAGATCGCCGACCGCAAAATCACCGCTTGGTGTGTCCGATGATGCCGGGTACACCAGATTGCCTTTTTCGTCAAAGACAGAATAGCCGGGGGTTTTATCCACCAGCACCTTGGCGTTACTCAGCACCTTGAACGCACCAAGCTGCGAGGCCGCGTCACTCCACGTCTTGCGCACGCGGTAATAACCGCCCGTTTCCGTGCCATCGCCGGACGAACCATCGGACAGCGCCGCCTTGACCGCCGCGCGGAAGGTGTCCATGTTTTCGCCGTGCTTGGGAAACCAGTGCATCGTATCGGCATGATTAGACGCGATGCCCAGCTTGTGACCCTCGCTGTGGCAGATGATGTTCCGCTCGGTTAGACCATAGAGCTTGCAGAGATACGCGCAGAGCGCCACGGCGTTTACCCACGCGGCTCGGAAATACGCCTCATGCTTCGCCGCGTCATACCCCACCATCGTCGCGCCGCCCGAATAAGAAAAGCCCGCTGGCTCGCAGATCTCAAACCCAATGTGTGTGTCGTTGGCCGCGCCGCCCGCATGCCAGCCGCGATGATCCCACGGCAGGTACTGCCATATTTCCTTATCGTCCAAAAAGGCATGTACGCAGACCTGCCGGTCGGTTTCGCCCGCCTTGTAGGACTTGTTCCAACGGCTGAACCACGCGGCGGCCATCACGCCGGGCGTGGCCGTGCTGTGCACCATGATGCCCTTGGGCACGATTTTACGGTTCGCCGTGTAGCAGTCGTTCCGGGTCATATATTTCGTGGTCAAATTCAAAGGGATTCCTCCTTCGTCAGTCGCGTCCTCAAAACCAACGACACCGCCTGTGCCGTATTCCGACACGATGGCGGTGCCGTCGTAGTAAAACGCGAGTATTTGGTTGTAGGGAATGCTGTTTTTCGCCGCCCACATCGCGCCCACTTGAGAAAGCCCCACCCCGTGGCTGGCAGAGGTAGGCTTCTCCTTGCGGGCGGCGTTGTCCCACTCGTCAGTCTTGTTCACATAGTAGGGGTAATGGCGTTGCCACACATCGCCGCTGCGCTTGGTCAGGCCGCCGTTGGATGCGGAATAAAAGCAGTCGATGACCTCGCCGTTGTAGCACAGCACCTGCCCGTCAGTATCAGTCACGGCTTGCCTGCTTCGCGGACTTTTTTCAATGAGCGAGTGCCGATATGCCTGAAACGAGGTTGTATCGTCCATAACCACGCCCGCCAGCGCACGCTTGACCGCGAAGGTGCGCGCGGCGACGGCCTGCGCCTTGAGCGCCTCCATATCCGCCGATTCATAGATTTCGGCGGGAACTACGCCGCAGAGATATTCCTCGATGTCAATGGATACGGCTTGCGATCCGAACTGCGCGACGTTCTCCGCACGCGTCATTTTGATGGATACCTTCATGACCCGTCACCGCCGTTCTTGTCATCCCTGTCGTGAAGTTGCTCCAGAATCGATTTGAGCTTCTCGGGGATAGGCAGACCGATATGCGCGGCGTTCTCCAGAATGGAAATGCCCTCGTTGCTCAGATAGAAGAAGATCACTGCCGTCCTGATCGCTCCGCCGTTCCCGAGCACTTGACTATCGACGATGTGACCCACGCCGACCAGAACAAAGATGAGCACCTTCTTGAAGATACCCTTCGCGCCAATCTCGCTGGACAGCTTCTTGTCCGTTATGGCACACATCACGCCGGTCAAATAGTCGATCACCACAAAGGCGATGAGGGCATAGAGAAATCCATCCAGCCCGCCGAGAAACCAGCCGAGAAAACCCCCGATTGCGGCAATGGCCGCTTGCACCCAGTTCCATACTGCTTTCATTGTCAAACCTCCGTTTCAATTGGATTTTTGTATATAGCGCCAATATAAACCGGCGCAAAAAAGAACGCCCTGCCGTTTCCGGCAAAGCGTCCTTGAAACCTTGACGATATCAAATTGTCAAATCTGTTTGGGCAACGCCTCCCAGAGACGCATATCCTCCTGTCCAAGCGACCAGATGGCAATGCCTCGCAGCTTCCACCGATAAGCCGCCTCGTTCGCCCAGTACACCAGACTGTCCACATCCTGATAATACAAAATGCTGAACCCATCCGCATCTCCAAGAAACAACCGAGCGATCCAGACGTTGATGTCCTTCGGCACTACCGTGGCGGTATAATCCCCGCCGCAGGCGATTTGGAGCAAGTCGGAGTGAAAGAAATCATAATCCAGCGAAATATCCTCGCTTCTGGTAGACGATTCCTCTACATCGGTGTTGACCGAAAACACCTGAAATTCCTCATCCCAAGTAATACCTGTGCGCGCAAGCCTGCCGAAGCTCTTTGTACTGCCATCCGGCATGAGCACTTCGAACGCCTCATACGGCTCATATGTCCACGCGTCCCCGAGCCGCAGCAGCTCACACTTGCTCTCGCTGTCCGAGCGGATCCCCGCATAACCCCCGGTGCCGCTCACGGTCGCCGTAAAACGCAAAGTGTAACTCGTGCCGGAATAGACCTTGACCGTATTGCCGCGCTTGCGCATCTCAATGGTATACATATTTGGATTCGTGCGAATCTGACTATCCGGCGTTTTACTGAAACTCGTGGCGTAGCTGCCCCGCAGCGTGGAGCCTTGATATAGCTCAATGCGCTGTGTATCGACGTTAAGGCAGCAGAACAGGTCGCCGCAGAACACGCCAGCGCGTCCGCTGCCGCTTTGGGGAAACGCCAGCCGCGCCCTGATATGCACGTCCGAAAAACCGTCATATTTCCACGCAAGGCGGCCTGACCCCTCAAGCTGGGAGTAGGGGCGGCTGGCGGTGGAATCGGGATTTTGCCACACGTCCAACTCCCCGTCCAGCACCGTCCAATAACTCTCCGGCAGGATGTTGTCATCCCGAAAATCCTCGTACCAGACAAGCGCCGAATCCGGCCTGCGGCGCAGCACCTCACAGGTGAGCTTAAATCCCCGGTCGGGCACGGCTATCACGCCGTTTACATCCTTAAAGCTGCGGGGCGAAAGCGCGAATACCGCCTGGCCAGCGGACGGAGCTTCCACGAAATCACTGCATACACGGAAGCCGTAAAACTGCGTGCCGGGTACGCCTCCGGAGATGCTGAGAGTATGCGTGCCAGCCGAAAGAAAGACACCCTTCGAATGCGTGAGCCAGCATATCCGCCGCCAATACGGCCACCACAGGCGGTTTTCGGCGAAGGTCTTTGTGGTTTCGTCCAGCGTAACCACGATGGCGTTTTTATCCCAGAACGGGTAGCATAGCCGCACGGCCACGTCATATACACCGGGCTGTTCGATTTGGAAGTGATACTCCGCTTCTCCGCCCTCGCCCAAGGCCGCCATACTTTCAGTCACGATGACGTTGCCGGTATAGCTGTCCGGCACGCCGTTGCGGTCGATAAAGATACTGCCAAACTCCGTCCGCTGCTCCTTGCCGTAAGCCGTTAGATACCGTCTGCGGTTATAGGTTTCCTGTAAAAGCGGATTTTGCCGCTCTACAGCGTCCCAACCTTCCATGTAGTCATACACATGAGGAAGCGCCCACGGCACTTTATCGTAATCGTCCCAATAGGCGATGATGGGGATCATGGGTTGCGGCGGGCCGTCGTCCGTAAAGTTATAACCTCCGGTCATCCAGAGCTGCGCGGCATAATAAGTGTTGGAAATCCCGCGATAGGTGATGCCGAGATTCTCGGGCGTGTCGTGGATCCGCCAATTCCATCCGAAAGCAGGCAGCCCCATGAAAATTTTATCCGGATCCATGACCTGCACGGCGTAATTATAGATACCTTCCAGCCAGCTCCGGGGCGAGACGGGGCCGGGCGCGGAACCCGCCCACGCCATGCCGTAACTCATAATGGCCGCCGTATCACAGTAAGCGTTCAAATCCTCGTATACGCACCAGTTCTCACCGCCCACCGAACCCTGCACACTCGTCATGCCGGGCAGGCAGATGTTGACCAGCTTCGCCGGATTGTAATTTTTTACGGTCTGATAAATATCGCGGAACAGAGCGTTGGCCGCGGCCGTGTTCTGTCCGAAACTCTGTACGACAGCACGGATACAATGGTCGACACAATTTTAACTTCCTATTCTAGTAATACCGTAACAAAAACATATTCGGACGGTCTTGTCACGGTAACAGCATTTAATTTCTATGGAAAAACGCTGAGCGTTCAGAATTATGATGATAATAACCCCAGTAACAGCAACACAACCAGTTACACATATGGCCGGGACTGCGTGCTTTTATCAGAGTCTTATTACAATAACTATACAGAGAGCACTGTAACCACATATTATACTTATGATTTTCGCGGCAATGTCGCTTCGATAACTAAAAGTACGGGTGGAACCGTTAATATTTCTTATGACCTTGTCGGCCGAAAGATA